CTACTCTTCCTCACTTTCTTTAATTTCATCAATATGTACTTTCTGTTCTGTTTGCGACTTAATGTACTTCACTATCGGCAGCATAAATGAGGGAATGCTTACTCCTATGTCTATTATATTCTCAAGAATGCTTATAAGTTCGTTACAAGTTATCCAAACAGCAACAATACAGCTAATCAAAAATGTAAATGGTAATTCAATTCCAACTGTATGAGAAGCATATAAAAGTAACTGGTCAATGATTGCTCCAACTATCACCAATAACCACATTGACACTTTCTTTGCAATTCCCCTGAAGCTCTTGTATGAGCTTATGGTTCCATCATCTCTGTACTTTGCTGCCATTAAGCCTGTTCCGTAATCGATAACATTGCAGATTACCATTAATAATGTAGGAATGTAGAGTACTCCTAAAATTGAGGACAGAACACTCCCTGCCGTAGTAAATATAGTTTTAAACTGTTTCATATTGTTTCTCCTTTTCTCTGTTTTTGGGTATAAAAAAAAAGACCTTGTGGTCCTGCTCTGATTTGTTTCATGTGATTAGTCCAATTCTTCTAAATGATTTTCGTTTTCTATTTTTCTATCTGTTTCAATGTATTCTCTTTCTATGTCTATTGGGTCTATAGCATCAGAATACTCTACTCCATCACGTTTAATGTAAAATCCCGCATCAGAATAAGTATGATTAAATTCTATTTCATTTATAGTTACGACTTCTTTTATCAACATATTTTTTACCTCGCTTTCTATTGTGTATACTCACTAAGTGGTTTTATTTGGTTGGCATACACTGACCAATTCGTTGCCTTTTTATAATCATTTACTAAGGCATCAGGAACATATATGTAACCTGTACCGGTTGCTATTGGTGTGTTACTACTAAATATGTTTGAGTCTTCTAATCCACATACTGTGGGACTTCGTAAAATTACACTTGTTAAAGCTGTGCAATATTCGAATGCCCTAGAACTAATAGTTCTACATTCTGGTAACTCTATACTCTTTAATGATTCGCACCATCCAAATGCCTGATATCCCAATTCTATACATTTCGGCAAATTCAAATTCTCTAATGCTCTGCAAGAGAAGAATGCAGCACGACCAACAGTTATACATTTCGGCAAATTCACTCTTGTAAGTTTATGACAAGCGATAAATAAATATTGTTTAATATTTATAATATTTTCATCTTCAAACTCCTGAATATTTCCTGAAATTAATCCAGAAATACTTTTATCATTATCATTTTTTAAGTAAGTGATAAGATTGTAGTTCATTTTTTTTAATAGTAACATTTTTTTAGAAATCATTTTTACTCCTCTCTTTCTATTCTGTATACTCACTCAAAGGTTTGATTTGGTTGGCATACACTGACCAATTCGTTGCTGTTTTGTACTGCTCTATTAAGTTATCAGGAACATATATGTATCCATTTCCTGATTCTATTTTTGTACCAGATAATGCATTTTTATTCGCTAACGCACACACTGTTTTTGTATTTAATATTTTCACACATTCCAATAAATTACAATTCCAAAATGCCTCATATGATATTGTTTCAACGAGATTTAATTCTATTTTTTTTAAAAACTTACAAGATTCAAATGTATTTGAGTTAATTCTCGTACATTTAGGAATATTAACATTTTGCAATTTTTCACAGTCCGCAAATGCATACATACTAACAAATACACATTCTGGCAAATTCACATTACTTAAAGCTGTGCAATCTTGGAAGGCATAACTACCAACATTTGTACATTTCGGCAAATCTATTGCTATAAGAGATTTTCTCCCAATTAACCCATAATTTCTAACTTTAGTTATTTCGGTTGATAATAATGTTCCTATTTTTCTATCTTCTAAATACGCATAATAAGGATTATTGCTTGCTATATAGTCTCCCATAGAATTATTTATTTCTTCTAAACTATTAACAATTTCCTGACCTGTGATTTCTTCCAATATTTCATTACCTTGCTTTTCGATTGCCTGCGCCTGCGACTGCGCAGTTTTATTGATGGCATCAATCTGACTTGTAGCTATATTATTAATGTCTTTAATCTTTCCTTGTGCCGTTTCAGTAATTCCTTTTTTCTGTGCATTTGCAACTGTTTCAATTCCACCTATCTGTGCTCTTGCAGCGGCATTAACTGCTTCTATACCTGATTTTGTATTCTGATATGATACTTCATTAATTGAAACAATCTGTGCCTGTGCTGTGTTGTTAATATCTCCAAGCTTTGCATTCGTAACATTAGCTATGTCTTTAATCTTACCGTTTGTCGCCTCTGCTATCTGATTAACCGATTGTTCTGTTTTTATGTCTATCTGCTTTAAGCATTCTTCGTTTACCTTTACTTTATCATTTGCTTCGGCTACAAGTTTTTCTGCGTTTTCAAGCTTTTCTTCAACATATTTTCTAAAGGGCTTTTCCTGTTCAGGTTCAATGTAATCTGCCGGCTTTGTACGTGCCTTAACAGGAATAATAACAGTCTTGATTGTTGTTTCACTATCTGAGTTAATTATTTTCAAATATGCCAGGATTTTATTATTTTCCTGCAATAAAATATCAGGTATTTCTACCTGACCATTTACAACAATTTTGTTTTTTGTCATTTCTGTTGCCCAATTGGAAAATTGTACTTCCGCACCATCCGGAACATCAAGGAATTTTATTTTTTGTCCCTTGTCATACTGATAAAGCATTGGTGATTCCAAAGTATCGTGACCTTCAAACTCAATGGTAATCACATTTTCTTCTTTAATTGCTATCATTCGCTTCCTTCCTTTCCATTTCTTCCCATTTAGATTCATAATCAGTAATCTCTTCCCTTAAGCTGTTAATTCTGTCACGCATGTTCTGTCTTTCTGAATGGAGCTGTTCAATGTCATATGGGATTTCAATGTTCATAAGACTACACTCATAAGATTTTATGATCTTGTAATCTCCATCTGAAAGTTGTTTTTCCAATGAACTTAACTCCATCTTTTTTTCCATCATTTCATCATAGAAATGCATTTTTTTAATGTACGCTTCCTCTTCCGCTGTAGCTTCTCGCTCAACTCCTGCATCTATTATTATCATTTGCTCCAATCTCCTCCTAATCGTTCTTTGCTTCATATTCATCTGACAGTGCATTTATTCCTGACATTGTCTTGTTAAATATGATTGACTGCACGTTCTGCCTTGTTATTACAGGATTGCCATCTGCATCAGAGGACCACTTATCAACATCAAAAGTTACGTAATCGCCAAGCTCCAAGAATGGAAGACCCAGTGATTTAGCCTTGAATGGTGCAAACTTAATGGTAAAAGGAATCTTTGGCTCAATCCATCCTTTTCCAACATTGTTTGCCACATCTAATAACAACTGATAACTTGATTTATGTGAACTGTAAAGTGGTGAGTATGTAATAGCAAGATTATTCTTTTTATTCTCTCCATTTAAAAGTGTGCCATTCATATCCATAACCTTCCAGCCATTGTTTGAATACAAGCTGTCCTGTAATTCTATGCTGTCCTGCTCGTACAACTCTGTGATGTTTATCATTCCTGATGGATGATAAAGTTTATTTTTCTTTTTCCAACAATCTGCAAAAAACTCACTTTCAGGAGTCCACGTTGAATCAAACTCACCTGTTGATAAATATTTTACTGCTTTAAATGTTTTTAAAAATTCACCATTAACATTTGAAACCTGAATTGTGTAATAAGATTTACCTGTTTCATCCAAATCGTGCAGCATTACTCTTCCGCTTCGTCTTAATGATATAGTTTTTAAATTTCGCCCAGAATATTTATTTACTGTAATCTCAACTCCAAGTTCTTCTGCCAACTTATCATCAAAAGAGAACTCAATGTAATAACAATTTCCCATCACATCCGGAGTTTGAAACAATACATTTTCCTGTGGATTAATAAACGAAACATTTGATGTTACAAACCTGTTTGGATATTTAGTTGTATCTATAACTTTTTCGTAATATCCTTCCTCTCCATATGAATCACTAAATTTAACCACATTACCAACGCTATACTCTGTAGCTGAATTAAACTCACCCTTGTAATTGGAATCGGCTGTTGTCGTTCTTTTTTCTGAATTTACAAACTTATAATCAAACTCACCTGTTGTTTGGTCAATAACCCCGCAAACACCATTCATATTGCAAATCCATTGCAATAATTGGAGTGCAGAATAATCTTCCTTGAATGGACCTATTTTTAAATCTATTACATCCATTGGCAAACTAATGTTATAGAAATTTTTCTGATTTATTCCAATTTCAGAAAACAAATCATTTCTTAAATGAAAAACTTGTAAATCATTCGGAAAATATTTTTCAAGTTTTTCAACATATTCAGGTCCATTTATCGTTGGAGCTACACCAGTTGGTGGTATTGTTAAATCTCCTGAAGCCACTTTCACAATATTACAGGCTTGATAAAAACTATCTATATAGTCCTGTTTAAAATGATAATATCCTTTAGTTTCCACATTATTTGAATCAGTATATGTGCCATACACAGTCTGGTCTTTTTTATATGTCGTTTTTAACTTGTATGAACCCTGATAAGAATATGGATCTACCATTCCCATTCCATACTCATCCACCTTATTCATCCAATCCTTAATTGATTTTTCCTGATAATCGTATAATTTATCATAGGCTATCAATTCACTATATCTTGGATCCGCTGCCTGTCTTGTAAAGCTTTCAACCTTTCCCCTAAATATGATAATGTCTTCTGTGTTAGATGTATCAACATAACCATATACTCTTTGACATTCTTCCAATTCATCAGGATATAATTCATTTTTGCAAGCATTCGTCAATTCATATATTTTCAGGTTGCTTACAAATTCCTTGAATGCATCTGTATCTGTTCCTGAATAGCTTATTTCTGCAAACCACCCCTTTAACGGATAGTTACTTCCAATGGGATAATGTTGGGGCATAATAATATCTGTTTTATTATTAAAATCCCGTACCACATAATAATACGGACCTCCAGTGTACCAACATCTAATGGTCATTCTCACACCATCAAGAACCTTTTCTGATGTAAGAATTCTTATCCCGATAAAATTATCCGGTTCTCTTCCAAAAATGTTGTATTTCTTATCAGTTTCATTGTATACAATGTAAGAACTGCTTACTTTTGTTCGTTTGATATTTTCTGTTTTTTCATCAGAAACATCATCGGAATAAATATAATATTCCTGGTCAAACTTTACTATGTCCCCTGACTTGTAATTTGTTCCCTTAACCCATTCACCCTTGTAAGAATCATCCTTTACTGACAAAGTGGCTATGATGTCCTGACCTGTAATGTCTGTATCATAGTCAAATGTTGTAAGATTAAACTGAGTTGAGATACAGCCCTGTAGCATCAAATTTGAATCACTACAAAGACTGCCTGTCAAACTCATGCTTTCTTCCTGAATGTTTGCATTTGTGATTGGAGTTAAGTTTGAATTATTTGGGAATGTGATTGTTAACTTCTTTGGAACATTCTGCTCTGTATATGCTCTTATAGTATCTTCATTTACATTTAACATTGGTGCTCCTTTCTAGTACTCTATGAATTCCATCTTTAACGGATTATACAGTAATTCATTCCTCATCTGATTTTTTATTGTATATGAAATATCCGGCATATACACCACAGCGTTTTTGTAGGTTAAATCCTCTGAGTTCCAGTAAGTTATTTTTATTTTTCTTTCAGTTCTGTTAATTGTCCCCTGATTCAGCAATTGTCGTATTTCTTCATATTGACTTTGCAGAAGTGGTGGTGTTTCAAATTCAATCTTTGTTTTGAAATTAGGAGAAGTCTGTCTAATAAGATAATTATTTGTATTTCTGTAAGCCTTAAGTTCAGACCTCTGGTTATCCGTTGATGTATACGTTTCACTTTTTATATATTTCATTGGAAATATTTGGTCCTTTACTTTTAACAAATATCCTTTATACTTTGCCATTTTCTACCTCTTTTCTTAAATCCATACAGGTTTTCCTGTTCTTCTCTGCTCCTGAACCACTTCTTGTTTTACCATGTTGAATACTCCTCTTGAATCCTGCTGAACAATAACATTAACCTGCATGTTTGAAATTGCATTAAGTAAATCTTTATCAGAAATACCTGTTGCATTTTCACCCTGTACCTGTCTAAATGCATCTACAATGGTTGATAATGGAGATTCAATGTTTGTTCCGTGTTTCTGATCACCGACCATAGCCAAAAATGGTGCATTAGGTTTCAAAACAGCACCTTCGGCAAGCGCTGGAACACCACCCATTTTAGGAATTTGAGGTACTGGCAACGGATTGTGTCCCCACATCTTTTCAAATGGTTTCCATTTCATTATTTTTACTGCTCTAATGTTATTAAGCATTCCATTGATTTTATCAAATGGTATGGCCACAACTTTATTAATCCCACCTATCAGGGAGTTAACCACTGATTTAAATACCGAAGCGATTCCAGCCTTTATTCCTGAAAATACTTTTCCACCTGTGCTGAATACATCTTTTACTGCCTGCCAAGCCTTGCTGAATGTATCCTTGAACCAACCTGATACATGTCCGAAACTTCCCTTTATTCCGTTCCAAACATTCTTAAAGAATGCTCCCGGATTACTAAATATGGACTTAATCGCATTCCAAGCACCACTAAAAACTCCCTTAAAGAATCCTATTACACCTGAGAACACATTTTTAATTGCTGTCCACCCTGTTGTCATAACTGTATATATTCCATTTACTACAACTTTTATATATGATGCAACCTTACTGCAAATTGCCACTATTGTATTCTTTACAAAGTCCATAGCTATATTGATTATGCTTTTTATTCCATCAAACACACTCTTAAACACGTTTTTGATTCCGTTCCATGCCTTTTTCCAATCTCCTGTAAACACACCCACCACAAAATCAATTAAACCATTAATGACATTCATTAAGGTTGTAATAACAACGCTGATTACGCTTATAATACCCTGTATCTTGTTCCATGTTGTTTCTATGGTAAAGGCTATTTGTGGCATTGCCTTTTCGATGAACCAGCCGATTATTGGAGATAAGAAATTGAACAATTTTCCTGCAACATCAATAACTCTTCCAATGAATCCAAATATGCTATTAAACATTGGACTAATATAGGTGTTCAACAAACTGCTTAATTCACTGGCAATTCTTGAAAATACCGGTGCCAGAAATGAATTATATCCATCAAGAACATAATCAAATATTGTGGATAAGCCACTTCCTATATTGTCAAATGCCGGCTTTATGTACTGATCATACATTGAATTAATGTTTGTAAAGACTTCCTGAACAAATGTCTTTATTCCACTAACAGCTGTTTCTATTGGTTTGATTGTGTTCATTAAAGCTGTTTTAATTGTATCCGTATTTTCAACAATCGGTGTTGTAATTGCCTGCATAATGTCACGTCCGATTTTCTGGCATAAAACATATAATTCAAGTTGTACAGTTGTAAAAATAGCCAATACATCAGCCACAATTTGCTGTGCATCATCACTTTCAAAAACTGTAAAAATGTCTGCCACTGCTGCACAAAAGTTCGCAAATATTTCTGCTCTTTCTGCTGATATATTTAACATCTCAACTATTTTGTCTTTCAAATAATCCTTATTTTGTTCGAAAAACTTATCAATGCCACCAATCAACATTGTTGCAATGCTTATTCCAATGCTTGCCATTGAGCCCACTATTTTCCCAACGCTTAATGCTATGCTGTCTGCCCAATTACTTGCTGCATCCAACACTTTTTTGTCTGTAAAAATTTCCTTGATGTTCTTTCCTATGTTTATGAGAGCATTTTTTATGACATCTAAACCTTTGCTTTTAAATCCCAGTGTAAAACCTGTCTTGAACAATCCTGCTAATTTCTGAAATTTACCAAAAATCTTATCAAGCCACTTGTTCATTGTTCCCAGTGCTCCATTGCCTGCATCAACATTTGGAGTAATGTCCTTGACTGCACTTGCTCCTGAAGCTGAAGCTGTTCCAGAACCTGATCCTGACGTTCCCGAATCACTGTCATTTTGCTGTAATACATTTAATTCATCAAATCCTGCAAGTCCTCTTGCCGCTTTTGCTGCTTTCTTTGTTGAATCAGTTAATCCATTCATTCCACTTGTGGCTTCATCAGCATTACTTGCCACATCTGACAACTCATTGCTGGTTGATTGTACTGTCGATGAATCATCTGACTTATTCCCGGTAATCATGTCAGTGAATGACTTAAACATTCCTGCCAATGTGGTTAATTTTCCCATTAAGGTGTTAACCAATTTTATTACAGGAGTGAACACGTTAATGAGCCCTTGTCCTATTGAAGCCCTCAAGCTATCAAACTGCAACGACAATAATCTTGTTTGATTCGCCCAACTGTCTGATGTTCTTGCAAAGTCTCCTGACGCATCAGTTAACTGTTTCTGAACAAAGGCATATCTTAAAGCTACCTTTTCCTGCTCAGTCATTTTTGCAGTAGTCTTTCCAAATCCATTCTGCAATGCAAACTGATCCAATGCTGTCTGTGTCATTACTACACCTAAATCCTTGAGGGATTCAGTTTCACCGGTAAACACTGACTTAAGTTTCGTATATGCCTCATCCTGACTAATATTGTAAAAAGATGCAACATCACCTGATAATCCGGTAAGAGTTGTACTCATTTCAGCTGCTTCTTTTTCAGAAAATCCAAAAGCCTTTGACATTGAGCCAAATGTACCTGCATATCTTTTGGCCATTGTTTCTGATAGACCAAATTGAGATGCTGCATTCTTTGCAAACTTGTCAATTGTTCCACTCATTTTGGGAAAAGCCACATCAACCACGTTTTGAACTTCTGCAAGGTCAGAGCCTAACTCCATGCACTGCTTTCCAAAATCAAAAGTTTTCTTTATGGCAAAAGCTGAAGCCAATGTTGCTCCAACCTTCTTTGCCATCTTTCCAATTCCTGACAACTGAGAATTGAATCCACTTTGGTTTAATTCCAAATCAAGAGCTATTGCTCCTACACTTTCTGCCATAATAAACCTCCTTTCCTACTGCCTTGATAATTCAGAAGTATTTAATCCTGCCATTTCCCAAAAGACTTTCTCGAACATTTCTGAAGCTTTTTCTGCTTCCTTCTTATTACCTGGTCTCTTTGCCTTCTTAAGCCTGTACTCGTTTCTAATTCTCTGTTGGTCCTTAGTAAAATTCTTTAATACTTCACTGTCATCTTCTGCTCTTATTGAAACAATTCTGCCCAAAATGGTATTAGGTCCCAGTCCGATCAATAGACTTTTAAATTCGCTCCAACGCATATCTTTTATGTCACGTATTCTTAATCCATACTGCGTTGTAAATGAAGCTACTATTAAATCAAAATCATCTATCAGGTCATAATAAGGATCTACTCCCCCGAATTTTTGTCAGCATCATCATTTCCTGATGCAAGTTCAACTGCTGCCATCACAACTTTCTGATAGTCAGAAAAACTGAGTTTCATTTTTGAAAGCTTTTCCTTTGAATCATCTGTGAAAATTATTTTGCAAAGTTCTTCAACATCCTTTGCGGTTGGTCTGTCAGACACCAATCCCATAACCTTCAACATATTTTCTGCTGTTGCATCGATCTCTAATTCTGTATCCTTTATTTTTAATCTTGGATTATCCTCAAACGCTAATTTATTTGTAATATCTATTATTTTTGACATTCTTATTCCTCCTAAAAAAATAGAGCAAGTCAACTAATTCTGCTGACCTGCTCTTGTTCAATATGATTCCAAATTAAACTGCCGGTGTAACGGTCGGTTTTCCATTTGACATTACATCAAACTCTAATGGTGCCACATTTGTGCTGTCTCCTGCACCTAATGCTGTAACATTGTATACTGCATTTTCAAATAATACTGTAGTACCATCCTTAAATGTCCACTGAAAAGCTCCTTCTGCATCTCTTCCATTCTTAAACGCTTTCCCGGCAACATAATCATTACCAGTATCTCCAACATTTCTTTTTCCGGTTACTGAAATTGTTAATCCCTTGGATGTCATTAATCTTCTAATCCAGCCCTCTGTATCCATTGGAGTCCATTCTTCAACCCCATTGTCAAAAGATACAGAGTAAGATTCCATGTCTGCAATGCTTCCAAGGCTTGCCTTATCAGCTCCTACCTGAAACTGATTATCATATACCGGATATACTCCTGTTGCTTTTGCCATGTCTATTCTCCTTTCTCTACCTTGTAATAAAAATCTACTTCTATTACTCTTTCATATATGTTGTTATCATCAGTACCAACATCTATTGGCTCTGACGATAATAGACTTACATAAACTATTTCAACATTGTTGATAAGTATGTTTCTTGCTTCTGCCATTTTTCTGTACAATTCAAAAGCCTTTCGCTCTGTATCATCAGCATCATTATTCCAATGAATCAGTAATGATACAGGTTTAACCTCATAGCTTTTTAAATCACCATAGCAGATTCTTGGCGGATTACTTGTTTTTCGCTGATAAACACCCAGTGACTTGTCCTGTTTATTGTCAAGCTTGCCAATGTAATAATGTTCCGCAACATTAAATGTTTTCAGCCAGTCCTTAATGTCCTTTAAATAAAGCACTATCATAATCCTCCATTTCTTTTATATAATTTCTTAAATGTGTCTCTTGCAAAGTTCTGTTTTTTGCCTCCTGCCAAATAATCCTCAAACCATTTACCTCCGGCATTTGGATTTTCTGCAGTACTAAAGTTGTATTCAGGATGATAATAAAGTCTTCTTGCGTAAGGAGTACTTGAAACAATCTGCACCCTTCCCTGATTACTTTCCTTGTAATCAACAAATGTTTGCGTGTTTTGCAATGTTCCCTTGTCAAAGGGCATTACCTGTGATTGCTTTAAATCACTTTGAACTGCATCAGCAGTCTGCTCTAGTGAAGTAACAGCCGCTGTACTTAGTTTTTTTATCACTCCCATGTTTAACTTTACTCTTGATTTTGCCTTTATCATTTAATTCAACTCCAATAATGTAAAATTAACTGTCCCATCAGGGTTTCTTGCTTTTGTTCCCTGATAAATACTTCTCTTAACTCCAAAGACCTTGACATACCCACTGCTTATGACTGACTGTTTAGGACATATGTCTCCGTCAAAATAGGCTTTTCCGTCCAATGTAACAATCTTCTGTTCTGCAGTTAATTTTGTGTATGCCTTATCCTGATAATTACACTTTAATTTCTTCTGACACACAATAATGGGAGAGCCTGTTTCTGACAAGCCCTCTCCATAAATCACCACTTCCATTTCAGTGGTACACATTCTGTCTGGAACTAACTTGGGATATTTCATTTAAACACCTGCCAATCCTGTACATAATCCTGTCTGACAAAGCAGAGCATATAAGTCTTTGCTTATTGCCACTCCGTTTTGAGTATAAACATTCCATGTATTTCCAATGCTCATTGACACACCATTAAGTGAATAACTTGAAAGAACCGATTGTATTAAGTCCTCATTCTCATATTCAAAATCGGCAAGCCTACAAGTTACTTCCCTTATGATATCCTTCTGAAAAGTTGTCAAATTATCAAATCCATATCTGTTAATCCTGCCAAATGTTAATGAATCAATGTGTCTGCTTGCCTGTTTAAGCTTACTTGCAACTTTTGTCTGTTCAATGCACCTTGAATCAGAAATTCCCAAGTAATCGCTTAATGTTGCATATGGGAAGTAAGCCATAGGCTCACCCCCTATTCAGCTTCAGCACTCTTGATTTTCTTGATAATTCCTTCTTTTGAAGTTGCGTTACCTAAATCAATGCTGTGCTCAGTTGCATATGCCTGCAATTCTTCAACTTCCATCACAGAAAATTTATCACCTTTAACTTTTTCAAGCTGAGCTTTTAACTCATCTCTTTCTGCAACTACCTTCTCATATTCGGAGTATGGAACTGTAGCCTTAGGTGAACGTTTTAAAAGTTTTCCTTCCTCGTCAAAAATGTCATATCCCATTGCAAGATATGATTCCATTTCCACTTTGGACACTGTATAAACCTTATTTGCTTTTTTGGCTGTCATAGTTCTTCTCCTTTCTAGGCTGTCTTTGCGTGAATGATGCAGCCATCTTTCATAAGCTCATCAATTGCAAATGTTCCGTTTAATTTTCTGTTCTGATAAACATAATTGTCAGCTGTTCTTGAATCTGTTCCCGGTTCAAATACTGTGATGTAGCTATATTTGTCTCTTGATACCTGACACTCCGGATCAATTAAGATATAGTCCATCTGAACAGCTGAACTATCTGCAACACATCCATTTGTAAAGTTATAAGCACTCTTAAATCTTGCCGATGGAACTTCCTTAATCATTCCAATGTCATCAATGGAATGAACTCTTCTGTCAATTCCCTTTGCTCCACTTACTTCAAGTGTTCTCTGAATGCCCTCAGCATTCTTAAGTAACTTATAATAAGCTGGTGTGCAATAAAGAATAACTCTGTCAAGTGGAACACCTGCTTCTGTCATTGCCTCAAGGTTATCATCAAAATCAGAAAGAACATTAGCTGTAGTTAAAGCTTCTGTTTTAACTTTTGCTCCTACTCTTTTAGCTTCTGTGTAAAGCTTACTGAATGTGTAACAATCAGCCTCAGGAATAGCCTGAGTTGTCTCAAATCTTTTCTGAATGTTTGCTATTGAAACCACCATGTTTGTTTCATCAACATCCATTGGATCTATAGCAAACTCAATGTCTCTGTCGTGGTCCAATGTTTTTGTTTCATATTCATTTGAATATGTACCTGCGTTAAAACCTAAGTTGCCTCTTGAATGATCCTTATAACCACTTACTGATAACTTAGGAATCTTTAAGTTTTTTCCATTCACAATCTGAATGTCTGAATTTGAATTATACAAATCCACAGAAACCTGTGACTGACCATATAATTCTCTTAAAATGTTGCTGAAAATATCAGCGTACTGTAATGCTGCCATGTATTACTACCTCCTATTTTTTCTTTATTCCAAAAATGCCTCTTAACAAGTCATCCTGGTTCTGATTGTTGTTATTGTTTGGAGCACCAATGGGTTTAAATCCCTGATTGTTTGTTTCTCCATTTCCTGCCGGCTTTAATGCCGGAACATCTTCTAATACCTTGTTGATTGCAGCTTTTACTTTTTCTGCATCAACTGTTCCATTCTCTCCTGCCACATCCTTAAAATCAGCCATCTTGATTACATATGGAATCGACTTTGAATCAATGCCAAGTTCAACTGCCTGTAATGTTGCAGAATTTTCAATTGTGAGCTGTAAATTTCTGCTCTGCTCCTGTGCAAGCTGTGTCTGCATTCCTGCTACGTCAGGTTTATTCTTTGCTCTCTGTTCCTTGTAACTGTTAATTGCCTGTGTTACTTCATTTTCAGACATTCCCTGCTGCTGAAAGAACGACCTTAAAGCCGACTGCTCAGCTCTTGCAGTTCTGCTATTAACAATTCCGTCAAGCTGTTCCTGAGTGTATGTTGCACCCTGATTATTGTTTCCAGTATTCTGGTTACTGTTACCATTTCCGGCATTATTATTCTGGTTGCCGTTACCCTCTCCGCCTTCTCCTGAACCTTCTGCAAAAAATTGAAGGTTCATGGGCATTTTTCCTGTTTCTCTTGATCTCAACATCATTACGTATATTCCTTTCCGTTTTAGCTCGTCAGCTTATTCCGAGAGTTTTAAGCCATCACGTTTTGGGCATATAAAAAGCACCTACTTACTTGTAGATGCCTTTGGTTCGTCTTTTTCAATTACTGCGCCAATTCTTAATAAATACTCCTTGCGCTCTTTTGTTTTTGCCCTAACCTCATCCCCTGCTTTTACCAAGGCAAGGTTGTTTTCCTTGTCATAAAAATTGATTTTTGCGATTAACATTTGTTACCTCCTTATTACTTTCTTATTTTGTTGCATAAAAATACCACCTAGCAAAAACTAGATGGTATCTATGCCATTGGCCATTCTTTCATTTTTTTCATTTCTTCTTCAGATTTTTTTATTGCTTCTTCAATTTCCTCTGGACTTCTGTCTGTTTTTACAATATAATCTCTTTCCTTAATTATGCCAGTATCTCTTTCCATTCAATAAGCCCCTCCTTTGAAAGTTCTTGTAATGCCTTTTCTTGCGCTTCTAATATAGGTAAATTATAATTTTTCCCCATATATTTGTCAACTTTATTATCTAAATATGTAGCTGGAAATGGTTTATTTCCTACCTTATATTTAAAAACTTTTAAATCATGTGTAATTACTAATCCAAAATCATATTTTCGATATCCAGCAACTACAAAATCACTACCAGTTGGCAATATATTTGTGGGATGATTGTGTATTCCTATTTTTGATGGCATTTGCCTTATCAATTCAATTTCTTCTTTATTTAATTCTACTCCTAAAATATTGTTACTATTCGTTTTAGAAAATAATTTTTTTCCTGCCTTCTTACTAATAATATAAAGATCTTCTCCATCAGTTCCATTTCTATGAGTTAGCATAGCTTTTGCATATTTTCTTAGAGAATTGTTTGTTGCTGAATCATTAGTTAATTGGTTAAATTTCTTTCCAAATTCTTTCTTCATTTTAATCAAATCAACATTATTATTTCCAACTCTTTTACTATTAAATTTCCCACTTTCTGCAACCTTTTCTATATTTATGCCATTTGAGAATTCTTTTATATTATTCCATTGATTTGTTCTAGTCGCATACTTTTTCTTATTTTCTTCATCTAAAGAATAATTAGATAACCTATCAAACTTATCTACATTCCTTTGTATCAATTTGTCCCTGCTTTCCTGTTTCTCTGCAATAATAGCCTGTTTCATTTCTTTCTTTGTTACCTTTTCAGGCTCTTTAGAAATTCCAGGATAATATGTACTATGACCATCATTGCAGTTAGGATGATATAAACCTCCTGCTATCGCCTGAGACATTAACGGATATGGACCGTCACTTGCTTTTCCACCACTCCAAACATCATCTATCAGTATCTTTCCAATCCATTTTGCACATTTTGAACAAGGTAAACCTCTCTTATGGACCACAACTGTGGAAATTCCCCACTCCTTACGTTTTTCACCTTCACCCTGCAAGTATGCTCTGGTATTAGCTGTTCTTAATGCCATTCCCGCATATGAGGCTATGTTAACTCTTGCACCATTCTTGTACTGAACACAGTTAATGCCACGACTTAGAAAATCCTTTGTAGCCATGTCCACTGCCTTTTCATATGTTCCTGCTCCGGTGTTGAAATACACCTGTGCATTGAATATTGATTTTCTGTACTGGTCATTTGCCATTCTTAGCATTGCAGTTTCAGCTCTATGCATAGAACCATTTATTTCACTTAATAGCGCATCCAGTTTTCTATCATTGACACGAAAAAAAGCACCCTCAATGGTGCTTCCTGCTTTATGTGTTAACTTTGCCCCTTTTTTAATGGCTTTTAGAATGTCTATTTCCTGATCTGTTGCTCCTGCTTTTCTGTGCTTTATGATTGATTCAGTGATTTTTCTGTTAATGTCAGAAAATCTTTTTGTAAACTTCTTTTGATTTTCCTGTTTGTACTTATTCAGAGCTTTTAACTGTTCAGCCTGCCACGATGTCCAATTATATCCCTCTTTTGTTTCCTCTGCCCTATGATTTGACAGATTTCTCATCATTGAATCAATCAACTCATTTTCAATGGCTCTAAAAGCTTCCTCAATGTCATAATCTTTTGGCATTTCTAATCAACTCCGTTGGCATATACTCTAAAGCCAGCTTTCTTAAACTGTCTTTTCAAATTTTTTACCTGTGTGATTGAACTGCATTTATCATTACGCATTTCAATCACTTTGTCCTTTTCCAAAGCATATATACCTCTAGGTACCTGCTCACTTGCCAGTCTAAGCAAATTCATTGCCTTATTCTTCGACATCTGGTAAACCTTTTTCCCCACTATCACCTTCATCTGTATTTTCTCCTTCCAAATTTAAAGCCGGTTCTTCCTCTTCTGCTATTCCCTGCTCTGCTTTTAATCTTGCAACCTCTTCCTTTTTCCATTCCTCATCCTTTGTATCTCCATACAACTCATCAACGGAAGCTTCAACGCTCATAATCCCCTGTGTCTTAGCCTTTCCAACAGTCTCTACCTGACTTTCAAATGATGGATTTGCATACTCACTGAAGTCTATTGTACATTTAACTTCTGTTGGCACATTGTTCTGGCTGATACTAACAACGTTAAATACTTTCTGAATGAATAAAGGTATCTGATCTTGTAATATGTCCACTATGTTTCCTCTTGTGTAAAGAGTTGTTTTTTCCTTTTCTCTCTGTGCATCCGCATTATCCAGCTTCTTGACATCAATTCCCAATGTACTTGGACTGATTAATCCCTGCAGACACAAATCCAATGCTGTAATGTATGTGGCAAGATATGAATCGTGCGGAATTGTCGGCTGTGTAACCTCAATCTTGTTCTGTGCATTTTCAGATAAATCATCACCACGCTTTATGTATGAATTATCAAATGCATTTGGCTTAATTATTGCCCCGCTTTCCGGATCTCTTGGCAGTAATGATTCAGGAATCCATTCCTTGCTTCTGCCCTTTCTTAGAGCATCCATCCACTGACTCCAAGCTTCATCCAATGCGTCAAAATCATCTGTTTTCTTGTCAAAGATTGACTGTCCTCTTCCTTCCCACTTTGGATTTTCTCCAAATTTAATAGGATGTGCCATAATTAGTGAGCTATCGAATCCCACATCAACCAAATTGCTCAACACTGGAATAATTCCCAAAGGAACTTCCATATTGTCTGTTGCTCTGTAAAGCTTGTATTTAATGTACCCATATCCGTAGTGTTCCTTTAACACATACATTACCTGATTCTGCTCATATTCTGTTGTAAATACTACTTCTTGTATTCTTCCCCTGTTATAAACAAAATCAACCTTATCAGAACCATAAAACTCTATGATTGGATACTTACTTATGCTTTCATCAAGTGATATTTTAAAGGCACCATCTCCAAGAATAAGCATCTTTGACACTGCCTTTTTTAGAATGCCCTTAAAGTTATTGTCCTTCGATATTTCATTCCATTCTCTTTTGTCTGAATCCTTACTGAATGAAATCTGACTAAAATCATTAATGACAATATCTGTTAATCGGTCAACAATAATCCCTGGTAAGCCTGTATGTATTTTTCTTATCTCTCTTCCAACAGTTGAACGTGCAGCCCAAAACTTCACACCATCTGAACCACCTGGAATGTTTTGATAAAACTGTGTCAGTTCGTAGCTGTCACCACGATACCAAATAAGATTTTTCACACAATTTCCATCATAATTAAGTAATTCCCTAATGTTAAATGTCTGTTTTGGTGCGTCCTGTATTCTTAAAAAATGTCTTATTCCATCTCTCATCTTGTCCATTAACCTCATTCTTTGATTACTCCTATTTTCTTTCTGTAAGGAATCCAGTTATACTGAACAGAGTTAACCATGTGGTCATTTCCATCTTCTGGTTCCTGATCCTTTTCTTCCTTCCAAGAATACTTTTCCAATTCCTTTACGTATTCCTTACAATTCTCAACAATTAAAAAACTTGGTTGAATGTCCTTATTGTCATTAAAGTTCATCCATCCAAGTTGTAATATGATTCTATCTATGATTTTCACAGCTTTATATGCAGCATTAAATACATATAAGCACTGTGCATGTTCTCTTTTAAACTTATTTAATTCCGTGATTGTTGCCGCATCAGCAGAATCAATAAATGTATGCTTTGCAAGCCCCCATTCCTTTCTGTTTCTTTCCAAAAAATCATAATAATTCTTTGCAGTATCAGATGGAGCTACCGGAGTTCCAATTTCAGCATTGTTGTAAACTCTCTCATCCAGAAGAATATATCTGCCCTTGTTTGTAATTCCTGCAAAACTCATTGCTATTGTGTCAGGGCTCTTTGTTGAATAAGCTGTATCCAGTCCACTTGTGAATATTTCAAACCATTCTCTCTGTTCCTTATTTGACCTGTTTCTGATGAATTCTTTTGCTTCATTAACTGTAATTACATGATGTCTTCTGTCAAATATGCTAAATACAAGTCCTGTGGCCTTTCCTCTAAGTCCCTGTATCTTGTTTTTGTACATCTTTGTTCCTACCGGAACTGCATCAATCTTATCCTGAATGTCCTGCTCTGTTAAACTGGCATTATCATAAAAAGTAAAATACCAATGAACCCAGCCGACTTTTTCAGGTTCATTTAACTCTGCCAACAATTCTTCCGGATAATCTTTGATATATTTCTTTAATGGTCTGCTGTGATTAATAAACTCCTTGTACACAAGCAAATCAGGACTGTCCGGGTTTGATGTAGTCATCATGTATTTACATCTATGAGATATTTCTCTTAAGAACTCCATGTCTGCAGTATTAACTTCATCAATGTACACGCAACCTTGTTGTGAACCTAATACTTTTTTCCAACGTGCCTTATTATCATAACCACACACATATATTATCTTTTCACCATTAGGTGTCTGATACTTAATGTGTGATAGACCAATTCTGCCTTGACCTTTAGGATAATATTCAGCTAAACCATCAAACTGATCCAAAAGGCCTCTTTCATTATTGATTACATTCTTTTCAACTGTACCAAGGTCTGCTCCGGCAATAACATGATACTTAATATCACTCTTTGCCACCATAAGCATAAACTTAAATATACCTACTGTAGTCTTCCCTGCTGCAGTAGTTCCTTCAAGAAAATCTCTCTTGGTTTCTGTCAGAATAAATTCCTTAAATTTAGGTGATAACTGTAACAATATTAATCACCCTCTCTTACAGGCTTAATCTGTTCCAATATGCTGGCTATGTTATCCAATTTCTCAGCTTTCTTTTCCTCTGCCTCATTGTTTACATCAAGCTTATCTGTATACAACCCATATCTCTTACCAAGAAGCTCAGCTGCTTTATTTGCATCTGAAACTCTTGTTGGTATTTCAATTATTTGTGGAATCTCTTCCTTTACTGTTTGCTTTCTCATAGTCCCTTTTTCATCAGGAACATACGTAGATGTTTCTCTGCTCAAAGTAACCACAACGTTTTCTTTATGTTCTCTTCTCATTACTGATGTGAGATATTCTAATACTTCTTGTGCATCTGCTGTTTTTTCATTATGCAATTCAGCCAACTGCTTTTCTATGTACTCTTTAATCTCCGGCTTATTCATAAGTCTTGAAGCAGCTGCAGCTGCAACATTATCATTCTTAACACTTGGATATGCCTTTTTGTAAGCCAATGTTTTGTTAAAGTCTGGATCCGATAAAAGTTCATCACAGAATTTTTGTTCTTTAATTGTCACCGCAACCGCTCCTTTCTTGATTTTAATTGTGTAGTCAACTTATTACACATTTTATTTTTCCCCACGAAAAAAGACAGCCTTTCGACTGCCTTTTCCTTGTTTTACCAATACAATAATTGGAGGATACTATTCAGATAACAGAAGTCCCTTCTGTTCAACTTTTTACTCTACCATTTTACCGCTGATTAATATAAACTTCTATAAATTGTTTAATACTTTATCAAGTTCTAATAGAGCTCTGCCGTGTAATTTGCATACCCACTGGTATGTATAATTCATCTCCAGTGCTATCTCTTCCCACTTCTTGCTCTGGCAGTATCTCTTGTACAAAATCTGCTCGTATTCAGGATTGTTTAACTTCTGTATGTTGATTATTACGTTTGCTCTGGCTAAAGCAAATTCACGCATCAAATCATTCCACTCACATTCCTTTTCATTAATCTTGCAGATTGTTTCTGCCATCTTATCCTGTGTTCCTGAAGACAGTACCCTCTCGCCCTGTTGGATTGCTCCAGTACTCACCACCATTTCCCTTAGGGTATCTATCTCTTCTTTTAGAATTTTCATCTTAGATTCAAGATTTCTAACCTGCATCAAGTATTCCTTTGCTGTCATTTCTTCCACTCTTTCTGTCTCCCTTCGTGTAGTTTTAATCCTTCTTCTGTAATTTGCATATCGCCCATAACACAAATATCATTCCAATCACCATAATAATAGCTATTGTATTAATAATTGCCATCTAATCACCCTCTTTCATAAATACCAACCAATGTGTCTTTGCTCTTCTGTTTCCTAATATTGGCTTTTGTGAAAACAATGGTAGAATTTCTGATAGCTTTATTTGCTCTTCATTCCACTTAAATATCAAAGTACCATTAGGCTTTAATACCCTCATACACTCTGAAAATCCTTTGCTTATATCTTGTCTCCACGTATCAGATAATTTTCCATACTTTTTGGCCATCCACGAATTTTCTCCTATATGCAACAAATGCGGTGGGTCAAATACAACCATATTAAAACTGTTATCTGCAAAAGGAATATTTTTAAAATCACCAATAATATCAGGATTAATTTCTAATTTCCGTCCATCACATAAAACGTCTTCTAATTCTCTACAATCCATAAATGTTACTTTGGGATTATTTTTATCAAAGTAAAACATCTTACTACCGCAACATACATCAAGTATTGGTGTTTCCATCTATTCCGCCACCTTTCACTATCTCGACCACTTTGTGATAACCTGCAATACCAGTATTAGGCACTCTGCTATATTCCAATTGTTCTAAAACCTTATCCACGTCATAGGCTGTTGGCTGATGTTCTAATAATTCTCGACATTCAATGCATAGTTCTATTTTTTTTGCCATGCTATCTGCAATACTAATTAAACCATTCTCCATATAGATTTGTTGTTTCGCATCTAACCTTGCTATTTTATCGTTCAACTCTTTAATCGTTATATCTACATCTATTAATCTCATTCTAATCACTCTCCTTCTTTGCTAATTTCTATGTTTAGAACGCAACATACAGAATAATAATTCGTTCATTGGACGTTTTCTTGATGACTGTCTGCTTGGTATTATTTTATATAATTTCCAACTCGTATCTGCTTCCAGAGGTGTTGGATTTTTAAATTCTTCATATTTTTCTCGCACATCTTTTAAGTTAATATGAGTAGGTATTGGCACCATAATCCCCACGTTATTGTTACTTTCTGGATAATTTTCTTTAAGATACTTCCAAAACTTATCCTCTCTTAAATCGTCCATTAATTCCTTGTACGTTTCCATTGTTGTGACTATATAGTTCTGTTCTCCATAAAATCTTAATCCATTACCGCTATATACATCATTCACACACGATTTAATTTCATAACAAATAAATTCTCCTTTCTCAATATCACTCACACAAGTAACACCTGCTGGAATAAATTGTATTAAATCAACTCTTTTCGGATGAGCTGTTCCATAATCTAGCGTAACCTCTTTGGCATAATATTTTCTGTCCTGCAAACTCTCTTCTAATAAATCAGTTAGAAACATTGTTGTCGCTTTCCTATTCATCTTTCCATCTCCTTTTCAATTTCTAACAGTCCTGCCTTAGTTAACTCATATATAGTTTCCGTTACAACATCTAAATCCGAAGTATGATAGCTTCCCTCTATAGCAACATCTACGTATATATCTCTATGAAAATCTGTCCTTACGGATATTTGAACACTAGGAATATCATATGCTTCAGATATATAGGCTATCTTATTTTCATCTTCCTCATCCATCAGGAATTTGTGCCACCATCCGTGCATATACTCAAATCCACCACCCTGCAGACAACGTTCTCCTGAATCTGCCCATTCTTTACCTGTTTTAAAGCCGAACTTTCTAAGTTCGTTTAAATCTACATCATCTTTTATTTTCAACATAATCTTTCAATCTCCTTTCAACCTATAGCGTGATATGCTATCCAAACGATAAATATAAAAATTGCAATTAAGCACTCTGCCAGAAAAATATATGCATATACATCACTGTCAAATATGTTAATTAAAATCCATATATTCCCAATCGCTAGTATGCCTATTAGCATTGCCTTAATTAATCTTATCCAATCCATCTATTCCTCGCTTTCTGCTAGTTTTGCATATTCCCAAAAATTCATTCTATATTCACTATCCGCCGTCCAAGATGTAGCTCCACCCATCCACGCATAAACTTTTCCATCTACGAATTTAGCGAAGTATCTTCTAACCCATTCTTCACTTTCATAATCTCTAACTAATATAGGTGTATCAACCTTGACTTTGCTCCAATCGACCTGCTCAACATGTTCTTGTTTGAGCCATTGCTTTTTTGCTTCTACTGCGCAGTGTCCGTTAAAAATACAATCAGTACAAGACTGTGTTATACAGCATTTAGGTTAACCTTGCTTATTGACAGCTATCTGGTCAATAAGCAAATCTTCCTTTACTCTTTTCACTACTGCTTTCAATTCGTTTTCAAAAAATTCTTCGTTTGTCATATTTAACCTCCATTTTTACAAGTTATATTTTGGTATTTGTTTCACTCCTTAACATTTCTTAACATTTTCTATTTTGTTTCTCCGCTTCTCTTAGCAAATTCCTCCTGTACTTCCTTTGGGAACTCAATCCCCAGCTCTGTCGCAACTATCCATGCCTGGTCTGCCCAGCTCGTCCAATCTTCTGCTATTAGCTGACATTTCTTTTCAAAGCATTCCTTGAATCTTAATGCTCTTTTTCTTCCAAATCCAAAATAGTCTCTTAATGTCACTAAACATTCCAGCAGAATGAATTGTGTCAGTCTTTCATCAGCCTTGAACAAGTCATTTCTGGATACCCTGATGGGGATGTTGAATATGTTTCTCATTCTCAAATCTTCCTCTAAAGCTTCTATGCCCTTTTCCTTAACAAGTTTGTATGCGTATGCTTCTCCTTCTCTTCTAGCCTGTTCTTCCCTTGATAACTTTGCCATCCAATCATTCCTCCTGCTCCTTTAGGATTTTTCTTAAGTATTCCTTTTCCGTTTTTATTCTTGACATTAATACAAGATTGTCTGCACTAGTATTTTCAGCCGAAAACATTATCTTTGATTCCTTCCTGTCAAGTTCTTCAAGCCTGTGTTTTATCTCTTTATTTGTCATTCCTGTTCTCCTTGAAAAATATGTAATGTAATATTGCCGTGGATAAATCTCCTGCAAGCTTTCCCGAGCGTTTATCCTGATACTTGTTCCTAACCGCCTGCAACCCGTTTACCATGTCCATACATATTGCATCCTCGTGGTTCTTTATGTCCATGTACTTGTACTTGCTCACAGTTCTCCACACATCAGTTATTACGTTATATATTGTCTTAAAGTCTTCTAATCTCATAAGTCTCCTTTTGCTTAAATTGTCAACTGTATCACTTTTTTATCGTTTGTAACACTAAGGTAACACTTTTTAATTTTTAGGGTGTTTCGCTTTTTCCCTTTATTTATAGGGTTTTTAAATGTGGTAACACCTGTAACACCCAAAAATGTTACATCATAAAAAATATTAAAAACCTAAAATCTTAAATTTATTTTTTCATTTTTTTATGGTAAAAATAAAAATGTATGGAAAATCGAAAAAAAGGTGTTACAAGTGTTACATCCCATTATTAAAGGGATTGGAGCGGTTTTTTTAACCATAAAGCCGTAACACCTTTGCTATTTTTGTTCAAAATCAAATGGAATCTGCCCATCTTCCACGTCCACAAACTCGTTACCATCGTCAGGTAATTTAAGCCAAACACACCTTTGTACCATTCCATTTATTCTTTTTGTGATTGTGTTCTTTCCATCTTTTCCAACCTTTACCAGTTCCTTTTTTCTGCCCCACGATAAAAACGTTCTGCTGGAACAGTTTGCTTCCTTGCATATCTTGTCAAATATGTTTTTAAGAATTACTGCATATCCGCTTTCAATTGTTCCCCAAATCTGTCTGTAATCGTCTCCGGTTGCTCCCGGAATGATGAAATTGTTCTTGTTTATTCCAATTTCTGAAATCATGTACTCATAGGCTCTTTGATTTTCCGACACTGCATCCTTATCCTTTAATAATTCAAAGCATTCGGCAAAGTTCAAGTATTGCCCGTCTTGAAACAGGTTTTCTGTTGCCAGCTTATCAGCTGTCAGAATGATTGACATTGGAAGAATCTGTTTTTCTTCCTTTTCCACTCCAAGCTGTTCTGCCCTTTTCGTGATTCTTTCCTGAAAATCCTTTTGTATCTTGGATATTTCATCTGTTCCCATGTTCTTTACAAGTTCAATGAATTCTTTTCCTGCAAAACCGTAATTCTTCTTGATTAGTTCAACCACCTGATTTCCATTGTCGAATATGTAGCCTTCGCTCATTTCAACATCTATGATTCTGTTCACCGCTCCGCCCTGCATTGTTTCCGTTACAAGAGAATGCTCGTTATTGGTCAGAAACACGTTTCTCCAGGAATTGGTTGCATTGATTCCCAAATTGACGTTTGAACGCTCCTTTCCCTTTCCTGAACACAGAAAATAAACCAATGTTGAAAAGTCATCATCAAACTTGTTTTTTATCTGAGACATATCATCAATCAGCACAGGAAAATTGTTTAGGAAATTTGTTCTTGTCTCCAATGCCGTTATGGTGGATTTTGGATCCGTCACGTATTCATTATTACCGGGGAAGGCATAAATGGATGCTGCCAGCATTAATGCCACTGTCTTGCCCTTTCCCGTGTCTCCCCAGAGATTTACAATGAACGGCAATGCATTCAATGGTTCTATTAAAACTGATGCAAATGCTGCAGCAATGTAAATCTTCGGCTCCAATCTTCCCTTTGTCCTGATTTTCTTGACAAGGTCGTACCATTTTTCCCTGTTGCCTATCGTTCTAATTGATTCATAAAGCATCTTAAAGTTGAACTCATTGTCAAAATAGACATTCAAGTCATATGGAACAAAGTCTCCTCTTATCCATCCCAACTTACTTGTAGAATTTCTCACTTCTATTTCCTCAACGTTCAGATTTTCAACATCAGAAAGATAACTTACCAATGCCTTTGAATTTTCACTTGTTACGGACACTCCATAATCGGCTAATGCCACTATTTTTGAGCTAGAGGCTATGATTGACTTGTCCACGACTATGTCTTTCCAAATTGTGCCCTTTTTAAACTTCAGCTTAACCTTTTCCTTTCCTGTCTGAATGTTTATCATTCTTGCCACCGGGAGAATTGGGTGATAACAGGCAAGTCTTTCTCCCTGTACCGTGTAAGTTCTCACTCCGCTATCGTTTGCCACCCACGCACCGCAATCGTAAGATTCTTCACATCCTGAAAAATCAGTGACATTATTGTTTGTCTTTGAACCTCCGCGAATGTCTTTTTTTGCCAATTCCATTAATCTTTTTTCTTCTTTTTTCGCTGCGTTCATGAGTGTCTTAAACTTGGTCGTGCATTTTAACTGCTCGGATCTGTCCATTGCTTCCTGAATCATTATTTCCCTGGCAAGAAGATCCTCTTCGTCCATTATGTTTTCAATTGTATGTATGGATAAAAGCTCTTTTTTATCCATTTTTTCAAAATTCAAATCTTCCCACCTCTTTCCAACAAGTAATCATATTCGCCCCAAAGTGTTGCCAGCTTGTTCTCTGCAAGACACCACGGGTCCGACAGGGGTTCTGAATCAAGTTTTATTTTTTTGTAAAACTCAATCATTAATGATAAATATTCCAATCTATGCCTTATTAGTTTAAGTTTCTGCTCTTTCTTTTTTCGCTGCGTTCTTGAGTGTTGAATTTTTCGCATGTATGAAAAATTTTTCCTTTCGTTCCGATACTCACCGCCAAGATTCAGGTAAGCTTCCTTAAATGAAAGGTTATCCATTCTGCTAACAAAATCAAACACGTCCCCTCCGGCTCCGCAGCCAAAGCAGTAAAACGAATCCCTGTATATTTTCATTGATGGGGATCTGTCACCCTGATGAAATGGACACCTGACAAATCCCGCTCTGTTTGGAACCAACCCATAATTTCCAATCACTTCCTTCATTGAACATGATTGTTTTATTTCATCCTTATCCATAATCAACACCCAATAATTCGCATATTACCTTTCCAGTGCTGTTTTTATGGCAAAATTTCCATTCAATTCCATAAGCCATTGCTATTCTGTACATTTCTTCCTGTAGTCTTGCTCCGCTTAATCTCTGATATTTTGACTGCCAGTTTCTAACATCCCTTAAGTCATTTATTCCGCTTTGCTCCACAAGAACAATCATCCTGACATGATTTTGATAAGCAAGCCTTACTTCTCTCCAGAATCTGCTTTTGTCATTACTGCACAGATTTTGCGCCACCTCCTGTAAATTTCTCTTTCTGTCTATCACAAGGTTTTCCTTTCCAATCACGCAATAATCTGCTATGTCCATCTTCTTGTCAATGTATTCAATGTTGTGCTTATCAAAAAATGCTTTTATGTTTGCAATGGCCTGTGGTTTTTCTCTCGTGTCTATCTGTATCATTAAAAATTGAATGGTAGACCGGAATCATCCACATTGTCAGGAATATTCATGAATCCGTCCCCTGTCGGCACTGTCCGCTGTTTTGCCTTCTGACCTTTTTCTGATGAATTGTCACTGCCCTTGCTTTCAACAAATTCGTGTTCAAGAACAAGACATTCGTTTGTGTATACCTTATTGCCATCCTTGTTTTCATAGCTTCCGGTTCTCCATTCACCGACAACTGCTATCTTCATTCCCTTGAACAGGTATTTTTCAACAAATTCTGCTGTCTTTCCAAGGGCTGTGCAGTTTATGAAATCTGCATCAGGTTGTCCATCAGTTTTAAATCTTCTGTTAACTGCAAGATTATATTTTGCAACCACCATCTGCCCATTGACACTCTGCGAAAATCTCACTTCCGGGTCCCGTGTTAAACGCCCTATTAATGTAACCTTATTCATTCTTGGCATCCTCCTTAATTTCTGCGTTTATTGCTTCCGTCAGGGCACTTGCCGTCCTTGGTTGCTCAAACCATTCTGATACTTTTGTTTCCTTGTTCTTTATTCCGTTAAAAATGCCTATCATTTCAAGCAATTCCTGCTCCGTGATTGATTCAACCGTATGGTTCAGTCTCTTCTCCAACTGTTCCTTTGACACTCCCAGCTTTTGGAATGCCACAACCATATTGTTGACCTTGTCAATGAATGGAATTGTGTTGTCACCTGCAAGCGTCTTCTTGCATTCCTGAATGCAGGCTTCCACCAAATCCGGAGGAAGAATTGCAAGAATTCTGCTACGCAATCTTCTTGCTCCCATGTTTGCATTTAATTCATAAATGTCCCTTTGACTTTTCAGTTCAGTGTTTCCGTACTTGCTTTCACGAATGTGCTTATTTGTAAAATTCTGCAACGACATGGTGTTTGTTTCCAAATCCCAACAATATGCCTGCATTTCCGACTGACCATTACTGTTTGACAGTTCCTTTATTCCATAATCCAGATTTCCATAACATCTCGCCAATTCTTCTGCAAATCTTATTGTTACTCCTGTAATTGTTTCCTTTCCTCTCGGATATGAATAAAATGCCTTTGAAGCCAGACCTGTTCTTTGACAACTCTGTATCGCCTTTGAGAATGCTTCCGTTTCATTTCTTGGAAATTTCTTTGCTATCAATAACTTTCCCTGCGCTTCAGCTACCGCCCTGCTACTTTCTATTGCAACTGTTCCCTGATTTATGTCACTTGTTGGCAGACTGTTTCCAGCCTGCACCACAACCTCATTTCTTTCTTCCATGGTATTCCTCCTATAACTCTATTACTGTCAGATCCTCATCATCCGTTGTTCTTGTGGCAATAAACTGTAATCCCTTTTCCTTGCATTTCTTATACAGTTTTTCCCTCATTTCGGACGCAAGTCTCTCAATTCCATCAATCAATATGATGTGCAATCCGTTTGGATTCTGAATTGCGACATCAACGCACAAGTTGAGTTTTTCTCCATCAGACAAATTACTTACCGGAAGATTGTTTATCAATGGAATTCCATCAACAACAGTAAGACCTTCTATCGGTATTGAACATTCCTCCAGAATTTTGCCCGGAAGGTTTCTTGCAAGCTCAATCTTTGCCGTAAGCTCACTTGAACGTGCCATTAACTGCTTAACCTCACCTTCAAGTCTTTCCATTCTTCTATATTCGTTAATGTGAGCCTTCATCTTTTCTACACTGGAAACTTCTTTTTCCATTTCTGATGTGTCCGTAATCTCCATGTTCGCATATTCCTCATATGCCTTTAAGTCTGCAATGTGTTGAGCCATCTTTTTGTCATGCTCTGCTTCTATCACTCTTAATTTTTCTTCTTTTCTTAAAGAGAGTGCTTTTTGCTGTTCCATTAAGAGTTCTATCTGATGTTTTAAGTCCGCCACTGTGTCACTTATTCTTTTTTCCTCTGCACTAATTTCCTTTTCAAGAGCTGATGTGGCTATCTCCCTTTCTGCATCTATTCCCCTTGTCGTGTTTGCCTGATTCTGAATGATTAGCCTTGCCCTTGAAATCTGATTGTTCTTGCTCTTTATGGTTTCGATTGTTTTGTAGGCTTCTCCAAGATTTGCCCTTTCCCAACGTTCAACATCATATTCTGCCGGAATTGTCCTTGCTATGTCTTCAATGAATGCTTTCTTGTTTCTTATTTCCCTGTTAAGGTCCTGTCTTGATTTAAAATACTCACCCTTTTCACTCTGAATGTCTGACAAAACCTTAAGTATGTTCTGATCGTAGTCAATCCATGAAGGTATTTCTCCGAACCATTCCCTTATGGTGTTTAAATCCCAGTCAAAATCAATCATGTCTAAGATTATTGAGTTTTGCTGCTGTTTTGACATTTGTAAAAACTCAACCGGATTTAACTGCAGGTTTGTGAATAATTCTCTTAATAATGTTTCAGGACTGTTAACGCTGACCCCTGACTGTTTGATTGATTTATAATCTGCCTGATTTACCCTGCATTTTCTGTCAATGCTTAAACCGGTGTCGGTTTCAATGATTATTTCGCCTTCAGCCTCCCCTGATCTTACTATGTAATCCCTGTCGGATTTGTTTGTTAACGCATACTTTATTGCATCTATTACGGAACTTTTCCCCACTCCGTTCTTTCCTATTAATTCAATTGATTTTCCATCTGCATCATATTCCCTGATTCCAAACAGGTTCTTAATCTTTATTTTTGTTATGTTCATTTAGTCCTCCTGATTTATTTCTCGTAATCTTTTCTTATCCAAGCCGGCAATGAAAGACTGTTTATGTCTCCATTGATTCCGTTGTATCCATACCAGTTGTTATTTTCCCTGCAGTAATGATATGTTCCCAAATACTCCCTGAAAAGGTCCTGCCCCCTTAACATCATGTATTCATCAGCCTGTAAAATGTTAACTGCATAAGGTGGCTTTTTTTCAATGGCAATGAACACGAAACAACACTTTTTATTAATGTTTTTGCTCACTCCCTCACAGTACATGTATGCCTGAAGGTCATATCCGTACTCCACAGACTTTTTCATGAACATATCCGTTCTTGCACTTTCGCAGGTCTTTAAGTCTGCAATGATTGTTGTTCCACCTATTTCTGTCATTATGTCCGGTCTGCACTTGCATTTCTCACCTGTCATTTTATCCGTCCAAAAAAAGGACTGCTCATGTTTTCCTTCCAGCAGTTTTCTTGCAATTGGTATTTCATTGATTGAGTCTGCCATCTGCATTATGGCGTCCATGTCGTCCTGCTCTACAAAAAACTTTCCTTCATTTTCTGCCAAAAACTGTCTGTATGTTTCCTTTCCTGCCTTGGTTCTCTTGTCACAATTTGGAATGATTGCATATTCTTCCTTAAATTTTTCAGGTTCCAAGACATAAGAATGTAGTGCTATTCCGAACAATAGTGCCTTACTTTGCTCTGCCGGGTTCTCCTGTTCATATTTAAAATGTTTTGGACTTCTTGATATTTTAAATAAGTCTGACCTTGATATTCCTTCTGCTTCCCTGTATTCCTTGTTAGTCATTCTGCACCTCCAACATTTCATCTGTACAGTGCATCAATAATGTAACCAGTATTACCATTCCCAGAGCCACAAGTAACTGCCCTGCCTTGCTGTCTACCTCAATCCAGCCATTGACTAACATCACTGCTCCTGTTATTACTCCTATTACCACGTTCTTGAATCCGTTAAGTACTCTGTACTTTTCAGCGATAATGTGGTAATCTTTAAGTGGTTTGTTTTTATATGAGCTTGAACGTATTGCAGTACATTCAGGCTCTTTTCTTTTAACTTCTTTTACTTCAAGTCTGTTTGCTTCCATCTTTTGCTCCTTTACTTCGAAAACAGATCATTAAGCATTTTTATTTTTTCTGTTTCCATCTTCTCAAGTTCCTTTTCCATGTCCTCTTCATCCATATCTGCCAATGCGATTGTTTTTTTGATATAGAATTTCGCCAAACTCTGGTCCAAGCTTATCAATCGTTTTTTTATGCACATTTCTAAGTATGCATGCTGTTTCTGAAAGTATGCTCGGAAGATTTCCTTTCAGCAGTAATCCTGTTTCTGTTACCTTAATCATCTTTTATCCTCCAATCTTTCTTACCATTTCGGTAGTCTTTTCATCCGTCCAACTAATTGGCTTAGTCAGATGTGGACACAAAGTGTTATTAATGTTCATCTGTCTGCCCAAGGGACAGCTCTTACAACTTCCTGAATACTTAATGCAGGTCTGCCTTAAGTTTCTTAAGCTGTTAATTGCTCCCACCAATTCAATCACCCCTTTCTCTTTTGCGTAGATTATAATTATGGAAAGTATTCCCTAATCTCTTTAAAATTTCTTCTGCTTTTTCATTAGACACTATGCAATCATCATGAATGATTATTTGTGTTCTTCCGATATTAAATTCCTCTACTACCATCCCCTAACCTCCTTCTGTTCTTTTTAATAAGATATGTTTATTTGAATTTGTCCTATTGCTCTTTTGTAAATTGCTTTTCTCTAGATTTCCTCTTTTTTAAACAAATATTCCATATCTTCTTCTCTGAAAAATTCGTTATGAACCTTAAATGCTTCGTTAATAGAAAACGAAGATTTTCCATTTATTTTGTTCGCTACTGAATTTCTGTGTAAGTCTAGCAATTTGGAAATATCCTCTATGGAAACATTTCTTTTTGCCATTTCAGCTTTTAAATTTAAATATGGCATTTTTTCTCCTTTCTATTACGCACTTGCGTACTACAATTTTAATATTATACTCTTTTGCGTATATTGTCAACACTTTTTTACGCATTTGCACATTTTTCTATTTACTTTTTACGCAAAATGATGTACATTATCAATATGGAAAGAGAGGTGATGATTATGGGTATAGGTTCCAAAATAAGTGAATTGTTAACCAAATATAATATGAACGCATCAGAATTAGCACAAAAAGTTGGAGTTCCTCCGACAACTATATACTCAATAATAAAAAGAGATAGTAAAAAAGCTGATATAGAAGTTTTAATCAAAATAGCAAAACTTTTTAATGTTCCAGTTGAATATTTTGGAGATTCCGAACCCAATTCAAATCTAGAACACATTTCTGATTTTGAGATGGATATAATTGAGAAATATCGTTGTCTTGATAAACACAGCCAGGAAGTTGTTTACACTATTCTTAATAAAGAATATGAACATATTATTAATGTTGATACTGAAAAAATACCTGATAATAAAGCTACTCTATTAAGGTATACTAGCTTGCTTAATGCAGCACATCAAAGAACAGATATTGATGTTCCAGAAAACGTTGATACTTCAGATGATGATATTATGGATGATGATAATTTCTAAGAAATCTTTTACATAGGAAAGGGGGGATTTATTTGAATTATGAATCATTGTTAATTGAAGCTGAAAATGAAGGCTTAAATGTTAAAGAAAAACCCTTAAAATACAATGATGGAAGAATTAAAGGAAATCGTGTTGCCATTAGAAAGGATTTAGCTAATTCAGTTGAAAAAGGATGCACCTTGGCTGAAGAATTAGGACATCACCATACATCTTATGGCAATATACTGGATTTAAATTCTACATCTAACAGAAAACAAGAACTAAGAGCCAGAGTATGGGCATATGACAAATTAATTAATTTACAAGGTTTTATTGATGCATTTGAACATCATTGTACAAATTTGTACGAAACTGCAGAATTTTTGGACGTTACAGAAGAATTTCTTGTTGATTCAATTAATGCTTATATGCATAAATATGGATGTTACATAAAGTACAAGAATTATGTTATTGAATTCGGATTTAATTCAGTAAATGTAATAAAGCAATATAATTAATTTTAAGGAGAGAAAAAGTATGGCAATAATTAAGTGCGTAGAATGTGGAAAGGAATTTTCAGACAAAGCCTCTGCTTGTCCTGAATGTGGTTGTCCTACAGAATATTCAGTAGATTCAAATAATGCTACTTCTGATTCTGATGGATTTGTGGAGCAAGATTCTATTGTGGAAGATGAAACAGAAGAATCTACAACTAATATCAGCGACACAGTAAAGGATTTCGCAGGTAAAGCTTTAACATCTTGGAATGACAGAAACCATGCTACATCAAAAGTTAATGTAATTAAGGTCGATGAACAACATAGAACTTTTCAAATTAAAGGATATGTTCCAAAACATAAGAGTACCGGTGTTGGAAAAGCTTTAAAAGGTGCTTTAGCTGTATCTACACTTGGTATGTCAAGCATTATAAGTAGTAGCGTTAATTCAGCAGGTGCTAACAATTGGTATAATTTTGATGACTTGGTAAGCTATGAGCTGTTAGCTGATGATTCTGTTGTAGTAAGCGGCGGTGTAGGCCAAGCATTAATAGGTGGTTTAACATTTGGTGGTGCTGGTGCAATTGCCGGTGGCATTACCGGAAAAAGAAAACAGAAGAAAAAAATCGAATCTCTTATTATTAGAGTAACCTTAAATGATTTCAAGACACCTTGCATTTGCATTCCTATTGTAACTAAAGCTGTAAAAGTTGGAACAAAAGATTATTTTCAGGCTACAACTGAAGCTCAACAGGTATTATCAATGCTTGATGTAATTGCACATAATAAATAATTATTACAAATAAAAAAAGAGCCAGCCACTAAGGACCAGCTCCAAAGTGATACAATATCACCATAGACAAGTCATATTGTATCACATAATGGAACATCTGGCAAAGGCTGGGTGTTATTTTTGTACCTATTTTTTAATAAAATCAAATATAAAGGAGTGATATACTATGGCTTATTGTATTTATTTAAGAAAATCCAGAGCTGATAGAGAGTTAGAACTGCAAGGTTTTGGAGAAACATTAAAACGTCATAGAGATACATTAATTGAATTAGCAAAAAAGAAAAATTTGCCAATTGGTGAAATCTATGAAGAGGTTGTTTCCGGTGATAGCATTGCTGCAAGACCTCAAATGCAGAGATTACTCAATGATGTATCTGATGGGAAATGGGAGGGTGTTCTTGTTATGGAAATCGAGCGTCTTGCCCGTGGTGATACTTCTGATCAGGGAATAGTTACCAAGACGTTTACTTATTCCAATACCTTAATCATTACCCCGATGAAAACATTTAATCCCACAGATGAATTTGATCAGGAATATTTTGAATTTGGCTTGTATATGTCAAGAAGAGAATATAAGACTATTAAAAGAAGATTGCATGCCGGAATGGAAGCAAGTTGCAAGGAAGGTAATTACATACATCATACACCACCATTTGGATATTCCATTGTAAAGAACAAAAAATCCAAAGGTTATAGGCTGGAACCTAAGCCGGGAGAAGCAGAAATTGTAAAGTTGATTTTTCAATGGTATACAAAGGGAATTCTAAAAGAAGATGGCAGTTATGAACTTTTAGGGACAGCTCGTATTGCAGACAAGTTAAATTCTGAATATTCAATTAAACCCTTAGGTGGTGTTTGGACCATTCCAACAATATCTACCATGCTTAGAAACGAACATTATTTAGGATATATTGTTTTTGGGAAAAAGAAGCGAAAAAAGGTTGTTGAAAACGGAATTATCGTCGATAAATGGACACGTAACGAATCCTATGGACTATACAAAGGAAAGCATCCTGCTCTTGTATCTCAGGAAACATTTAATTTGGCCCAGGAAAGATTATCCAGAAATCCAAGAAGACCTTCAAAAACGATAACCAATCCACTTGCCGGTGTAATAAAATGTGGTATGTGTGGAAGAAGTATGTATAGAAGACCTTACCAAAAAAGAGGTCAGTCCGCTTCACTAATATGCTCTGAAAAAACATGTCATAATGTGTCTTCTGCTTTTTACCTTGTTGAAGATGCTTTGTTAACTGCCATTAAGGAATGGATTGATGGATACGAAATAAAGGAAGAAGCAAACAAGTATGACACTTCTGTTTTGGAATCCAAGACAAAACTCTTGGAAGAACAGCAAAAGCAATTAATAACATACAAAAACCAGTTAACAAAAGTATTTGAAGCTTATGAAAACGGAATATATGATAGTGATACTTTTCTGAACCGACAAAAAACTGTTTCTGAAAGCATTTCTTCTACAGAGGAAGCAATTGTTAGGCTTAATAAAGAAATAGCAAATGAGAGAGAAATAATTAGCCATCAGGAAGAGATTATACCAAAGGCTAAAAAGATTTTGGAAATCTACAAAACTTCTGATGATGTTCAATTGAAAAATGACTTAATGAAGTCTATTCTGGATAAGGTTGTGTATACCAAAACTGCCAACGGACACTTCAAAGACCAAAGACTAGATGATTTTAAGCTAGAGCTATTCCCGAAACTGCCCAAGAACAAAGGGAATTCTAGCGAATGATATAGTCGAACCACCAACGAACTTGGTCATTTGGAA